TATGGTTCGGCAGTAGCTGCCGTACCAGGTTCCCGAAGTCTATTTTGTGGGTTCTCATAGCGATTGTATCGAAGTTAACGTAAGCGTATTGTCATCGGCGTAATCGAAATATCCGGCGGCCAGTTCCGCCCTCACGTCAACAGGCGTGTAATTTGTTTCGGTGCTGGTTTTATGCTCGAGGGCCGCGACCTTGACCGTAACGACGCCCTTGGCATGCATGACAGCATCCACGAGCCGCTGAGCATAGAATACGGCATCGAACGACAGCGAGGTCTTGAACTCCTCGAGAGCCTGGGCTACGTTTTCGCGTACAGCGCTCGACGGCACCGACGGGTCATAGTAGACGTTCAGGTTGTAGCGGATCGTGTCGGCCGTCGTACTTACGATCGTCGTCGGTATTCCGGTAGTGTGGATCGTATCGAAATAGTCGGCCAGGTTCTTGCGTTCGTCTTCAGACAGCGGTACAATCCGCCCCTCGGGATCGGTTTTTGCCACCCGGATCGAAACCGTTTTGTAACCCTCGTTTACAGCCACGACTTTCACGATCCGACTGTCGGGATCGTCCTGTTCGTAGTAGAACTGTGACGTGGCTTTGTCGAAGACCAGGGTGTGCCCGTTCTGAAAGCGGTAGCACATTTCGGCATACCACAGTTTTGTCCCGGCGGTGATCTTTGTCGTCAGGTCGTCGACTTCCTGGCGGAACAGGTCGAGGATCACTTCAAAGGCGTGGATCGCCGCGGCCACCATGTACGTCCACCGCCACTCGGCGAATTTCGATACCGAGAGGTTGGGAAAGTTCGCTTTCAGGTCGGTAATGATCGACTGCTGTATGTCGTTAATCGTTCGTGCCATATTGATAGGTCGTTATCTCGCTTGTTATCTCTTTGAGTGCGTTTTTACGCATCAGGGTGCTGTCGTCGTCGATGCGAAGCTGCGCACCCTTATCCACGGCCACATCCAGGTAAAAGCCCGCTTCGCTTACGCTGTCGATCCCCTGCGCCGCCAACGCCGCCGGGTCGTTGGCGACATCGGGATTCAGGGCAAGGATTTCACCCACAGCCTCGCATGTCCCGTATTGCTCGAGGGCGATGTCGTAGACCGTCTGCCGGGCTTTAACCGTTATCGTTTTCATATGCTGCGTCGATGATCAGTTCCCCGTTGCTGTTGTATGTAATTTCGTCGACCCGCATTCCATCCTTTTCGCACTGTTTACGAACCGTGCGCAGGAAGTCGGCGGGATCGGTGTCGTGCAAGTAAGCCACACAGTCGACACCGACAGCGGGCGATTCCTTGAAATCGCCCTGGCTCGCAAGCAGCAGATCGCGTTTGTGCTGCTCGGTTGGTTCCGTCCAAACCAGGTCGTCGGTCAGTTCTACATCGCCGTCGGATGTCTGTAAAATGTCGATCATATCAGTGTGTTACTTTCGTATCTTCGTAATCTTCCCGTTTTACCTTGTCGTGCTTGGTCGTCGGTGCAGGCACCTCGACGGGTGCAGGATTATTCTGTGCCGTAGCACTCCCGGTCACGGCAACCTGCCCCGAAGGGATGCTATGCGTATGAGTATTGTGCGCTTCTATCAGTTCGTTGATCTTGTCTGTAATAGGCTTTATATTGATAAGTCCGCCCAGGTCGCCGCCATTCAGGACGATCTTCGGGGCTGTGGCCTCGATCTTTTCCCCGTCGCAGGTCATGGTCACTTTGTCCCCTACGGTAAAAATCACCTTTTCGATTTCGGAAAACATTGTCACATACAACCGATTACTGGCGGCGATCCGGGCGACGATCACCGTGCTGTCCCGCTTGGGGATCAGTACGCGCCCCGGCAGGCCGTCGTTCACCACGGCGTACAGCAGCACATCCTCGTAGACGATCCCGCCGATCTGCACTTCGCATGTACGGGCCTTCTCGTCGACGCTTTTCACCGTGCCGTACAGGGAAGCCTGGGCCGCTTGTTTCATCCGCTCCTCGAACATCATTCGGGCTTCGCGTATTTTCTTTTCGTTGCTCATATCTTAATCCCTATCTCCATAGTTCGTCGCGCTCCGTTTGTGCCGTAGGTTGTTTCGACACTTTCGATGTAGTAACGTCCGTCGCGCTGGTGATAAACTTCGTCTTCAATTTCGGCTACCATGCACGGGGCAGCATAAGGTTGCAGAAATGTGGTGATCTTCCCCGAATAACCGTCATAGCTGTACCGTTTGAGTTCCGCCGCAGCCAGGGCCGCGAGTTCGTTCTGATCCGCCACATCGTAGAAATACAGTTTCTTTTCCGTACCGTCCTTGGGGCCGATCGTGGCCTCGACTTTCGCCCCGTCTTTGTAGATGCAGATGGCTTTAATCTTCAATTTCACATCCTCGGCCCGTTGGTACTTCAGATCGTCGTCTTTGACCACGTTGTAGCGCAGTCGGTATTTCACCGTCTCCCCGATAACCTTGTACGGTTCACAGGCGTAGACGCGCCCCTCGAGGTCGAACCATATTGCCAGGCCATACTCGGTCTGAAGTTTCCCCAAGACCCACGCTGCGGGTTTGTTGTCTACGGGAAACGCGCCGAGCGTCAACGTCGTGGCATATCCCACCGTAAGGCCGCAGGCTTTCAAAACAGCCGCGAGCGTGGTTTTTCCCTGGAGAGTAACATTGCGGCGACGTGTAGTGTAGAACTCGTCCTCGCAGATGATCTCGAGCGGGGTCTGTAAATTCAACTGCTTCACATATCCCCTGAACTCGGTCTTATATTGTCCGTCATATCCTAACCGTATATCCACCGGATCGCCGACCTTGATAGCCTGAGCAGTTTCGACATAAGCAGGCGGCGCTCCCTCTTGCCGGAGTACAGCCGTAACGGGCACCTTGACCGAGGCCGTTGCGCCGATCAGGTGTATCGAGCGTTTGATCTTGACCTCATGCACCCCGGCGAAGCGTTTGCCTCCTATCGTTATGTTACTGCATAATACATACATGGCTACTGAATTATCAATTCAAAAGACGTATCGGTTTCGCACTCTATCGTTACCGCCTGTCCGTCCTCTATGCCAGGCGTCGGCGGGTACTGGATGTCGGTGATCACGATCCGGTCGCCTTCCTCGAGCAACAAATCGGTAAGCACCGAAATCAATTCGACCGATTCGTTGATGTTGTAAAGTTCTTTCATCCGTGTGATCTGCGCCTCGGGATAGCTGCCGTCGGTCGACTTGATAAAAGCCGCGATCGAAATCTTGTAATCCCCGATGCTGATCAGTTCCTTGACCGACCCGCGCCGTCCGATCAAAGGTGTGCGCACGATATTCTTTCTCCCCTCGATGCTGATCACGGCGTTTTCGAGTTCGAGGGTATGCTCATTGTCGCTGCTGCGGGCCTTGTCGTTGCTGCGAATATCCTTGTGCTTGATGAATACGGGCATAAAATACCATCTGCCGAGGGCATCCTGCTTATACAGGCGCGTGCCCTTGATTAGTTCCTGCCTGGGTGCGGGAGAGGTCGGAATCTCGACTTCATCCCCCGTATAGCTGCCGACGGGCCGGGGCGGAAAAAACATGCCCGGATAAGGCAATCCCTGATAGCCGACGATCGACATCAGCAAGCGCTGTATGTTGTATTTATGTTTCATAGTTATCCATCACTTTTTTCAGAACCTCGACTACTTCCTCTTCGATCTGCTCGTAGCCCTTGCCGTCGGCGTTGGCAATGTGTATCTCGATCTTATCGCAGAATTTGCCCATCGAAACATTGCCGTGGCGCGAACTGTTATACGCCAGTTCCGTCGGGGTCGGGGCCGCAGCACCCGACTGCGGGAGCGAAGTCGCGGCGACGGTGACGGGCATTGCCAGGGCCGCGGCAGCCGCAGCCATAGAGGGCATCTTCACTGCCGACAAGCGCGAGGCAATCGCCGTGTAAGCCGCCGTGCCTTTCATGTCGGGGACGATCTTGTTCAGGTCGAGGATCTTCTTTCCGGACTTTGTGCCCGTTTGGGTGAAGTCGATATGTACGGGCGTTTTCGTCAGGGGTGTCGACGTTCCGTCCGGGGTTCCGTCTGCCATGATCGGAGTGTCCCCCTGGGGCGCAGCCTCTTTGCCGCCTTTCCACGATAACTCCCAGGTCAGGGCTTTCCCGGCATCCTGCGCGAGGTTCTTCTGGTTCTTGGCCCCGTCGACGATAGCCTGCTTACGGTTGTCGATGTCGCCCGAAATTTTGGCGATCATCGCCTCATTCTCGGATGAATCCCCCAGGCCGACGGCGTTCTTGAACTTATACCATCCGAGTTTGATGTAGTCCAGGCCGATCATAATCCCGTTGACCATCGTGCTGAACTCGTATTTGATCGTCTCGACAAACAGTTTTCCGGTCAGTTTCATAAAGTTCACGACACTGTCCCACTGTTTGCCCCAGCCCTCGACCTTTGTAACACAGATCATCACGATGGCAATCAGGCCCGCGATTCCTGCGACGATCCACGTAATCGGACAAGCCCACAGCGAAGCGTTGAGCAACCATTGTACGCCTGTCCATGCCGTTGTGGCCGCGCTGACCGTTCCCGCCCACAAAGCCTGCAACTTCGAGGCGCTTGTGATAAACTGAATGCCTTTGCCGAACAACCCGAGCAGGGGCAGAAGCTGCGCGACAGTGACAGCCTGCTGTGCGATGATTGTAGCATAGCCGCCCGCCGGGCCAGTAAGTTCAAAGAACCCGATTTTAAGGTCGTCGATCCGTGCCTGGCAGCGGGCCATCATCTGCTGTACGGTGTCGGTGCGGATTGCAGCCTGTTCCTGGGCGACGTTGGTGTTCGTCACCTGTTCGGTCATTTCAGCCACGGCGTCGGAGTTCTTGATCAGGAACTGCGCAGCGGCGATGTTCTCCATGCCGAACACTTTTGACAGGTAGGTCGCGTCCGTCAACTTGGGCTTCAGGGCATCGAGGGCATCCGAAAAACTGTTTTTGCGGAAATCAACGCCGAGCGTCGTCTGCATCTTCAGCATGATATTGCGCAGCGCCGTACCTGCCTCGGCCCCTTTCAGGTTGTTCTTCGAGAGTACCTCGATAGCGCCAGCCGTATCTTCGACTGTAAGGCCCGCAGCGCTGGCCGCCGCACCTACGACCTTGAACGACTGCGAGAGATCGACGATCTCCGCGGCTCCGTACTTCGAGCCTGCCGCCAGGATGTTGATCACCCGGTTTGCCTCGGTAGCCTGAAGTCCGAACTGGTTGATGGTTCCTGCCAGGGCTATCGCAGCATCGTTCATCGACATCCCCGCGGCATGGGACAGCGTAATGGTGTTCTGCTGTAAGACTTTCAGTCCTTCCATGCCGATCTTGTCGACCTGAATCTGCGAGGCCAGGAGTGCAAAAGCCTGTGCGGCCTGCTGTGCCCCCAGGCCGCTGTCCTTACCCGCCTGCCGGGCGACTTTTCCCAGGTCTTGCAGTTCGTCGCCCACGATGCCCGTGATCGACGACAGGTCGGCCATCGACTGCTCGAACCCGATGCCCGGCCTCGAAATGCTGGCGATCGCCGTGCTGACCTTTTCGACCTGCTCGATCACCGAGGTAAGGCTGATGCTCCGGATTTTATTCTGCAAATTCCCGAACGCACTGGCCGATTTGTCGACGTGTTCGGTGATCTGCCGGGTCGAAGCCTGGGCGGATTCGCCGACTTGCTCGACGACCTGCACGATCTTTGTGAACTCTGCAAACAGGTTCTGCACAGCGACGAAAACATTTCCGTCGATATTTATTTGATAATTTGCGCGGGAATCCATATATTTGCAGAAACTGTATTGCTATGACTGTTGCAGGTTGGATATTTTTGATACTCGTTGTTACCGCCCTTTGCGTAAAACTCGCCGAGGGTGTACGTGACGCTATGGGTGTCGATAAGTGGCGCGACCTGTGGCACGTTAAGCGGTAGACGGCGCATATCTGCGCACCCGCTCATTCTCCACCCATTCGGCCATCCTTACCTGAAAAGTCCACATATCGTCCGATAATGTGTCGGGGTTCATATGCAGTACCGAGCGGATCAGGGCGTCGCCCGCATGCAGCCACCCGTCACCTTTCACCACCTCGGTACCGCTTAAAGTTTTTTTATCTCGCCGACCTTGATTTCGATGATCTCCGAAATCTTCTGCGACAGGCCCATGAAATACCTGTCTTCGGTGCGCAACTCCTCGTCACCGCCGAGCCAGCAGTTTGCCAGGACGATCTCGGCAAACTTAAACGGGTCTTCCTTACCGACGACCGATGCGGCGGCGATCGTCGTGCGGGACGGACGGTGCAGGTAGCAGGTTTTGCCATCGGCTTCATAGGCGAAAACGTCGCCGTGCTTCTTCTTCCACGCCGCGATCTGTGCGGCCATATCCTTTTTATCCATGATGATCTTTTATGCGTTTTTAAAGAGTGTTTAAACAACCCACGGCCCTAATGCCGTGGGTTGTGTTTATTTGGCGTTGATGTCGTAGTCGATGTCGAGGGCTACGAAAGGCAGGGCGTGTTCGCTGTTCAGGTCGCCCGACTTCATGCCTGCGGGAATCTCCGAAAACGAAGCGCAGACAATTCGGTCGATGGTGATGGCTGCACTGTCCTCGGGGATGTAGGACACCAGGATTTCGACTTCGGGATCGAGGATGTCCTTGTAGCCCTTGGCCCGAGCCGCGCGGTTCATGGCGATGATCTCGCTCTGCGTCGTGGTAAGCGTACCCGCTGCTGCACGCTGGCCGTGCTGTATGCCCTTGGCATAATAGCCCGAAGCCTGCAAGAGTTTCTTTTCCTTGGTCAGTTTGTAGTCGATAGCAGTTGCACCGACTACCGGACGGCCCCACATGATGATCTTGATGTCACCCCAGGCGTATTCTTTTCCGTTGATCTTTACCATGATTTACTGTTTGATTGCCGGATTCTCGAATCCGAGGTTTACGATGATGTCACGCAGGCAGCCCCGCGGCCTGATCTTACAGGAAACCGTCATAAGCCGGGTTGAGAGGACATTCTGCGCCGGATCGACGTAAGACGTGAAATTGCTGATCTCGCCCTGCATCGCACTGGCCACTGCGTTATTGATCCGGCCCTCATAGTACGAACACATTTCCTGTGGGATGTTGCCGTCGTCGTCGGTTTCGATGTCATCCTGAATCTCCTCGACGAATGTAGTGTAGGCGATAATCATTGCCTTGTCGACGACACGTCCGTAGTTCAGGTTGCTGTAATCATCCGACAGCGGGGCCCCCATGGGGTCGTCGTTCGG